AAGATTAAGTCATTGTTAAAGTTGTCCATAAACACTAATCGTACATCTACGATAGCTGGAAGAACTGAAGCACCGCCCCATGTTCCGCGACCCCATGTTCCTGCACCCCAACCATATCCTGCAATAGATGTGTCAGCACCAATATTAATTTGAAACGCCGCAGTAATTCCAGTACCACCACCGGTAGCGGCAGAAGTAGCAGTGCCTGCTGTTTGGATAGTAAATGTATTAGCATTAATAACGGTTACTTCAAACTCTAAATTAAGTTGTACGGCTGTAATACCACCAACTGCAGCTGCACCACTAAAAGTTACAAAGTCTCCTGTCTCTGCACCATGTCCAGCAAGAGTAACTAAGACTTGACCCTCGGTACCTGCAGTAGTGTTAGTAGTAAAACAATTATCTGTGGAGGGAGTAGTTGAAGTAGTAAATGTAGCTCGTATAGGAGTTATATCATAAAGAGTTGTACCGGCACGAATGTAGATTTTTTTAGTTGTTGCTAAACCTGCAATTGCTGCGCCTGTATCTATAGCATAAACAAATAGTTTGACCGCTTCTCCTACATAGGGAGTAAAAGTAGCTGCTTCCCAGCCTCCTATTTTTTCAGGAAAACCTTCTCTAAACCGTATCATGTTCCCATCATACCAACCGCCCATTTGAGCAAGATCAGTTTTATCTCGGTTTATGCCAGGTCTAAATTTTAATTTACTAAGCGGCATGTAATTCCTTTTTCCATGAATAGTGCGTGTTCTGCTAATCGTCTTCTAATTAATCCTTTAAGCTTACGTCCTCCGGCATAACAATACTTTAGAAGAACTTCGCTAGCTCTCTTTTTATCACCACGCACAAAAGCCGAACGAACTGTACTCCTTTGAAAGCATCCCAAGCCAAGATTAAAGCTAAAGCTAACAAGAGCATCAAACTCAGATTGATTTGGTTGTTTAGGATGTAGTAGACGAATAACTCCATTTTCAAATTTCTTTAAGTCATTTTTTAATAAGTTATTTATTTCATCATCTGAAAGAGTGCGATCCCATGAAGAGAGTAGTTCATCATCATAACTAATAAGATGACCAACACCGACAGTCCAATAGCCCGCAGGGCATCTATAAGGTGTGGCATGTACTCCTTCAAAATACTTTATGAGGGTTATACCCTTTTCTGATGTATTCACTTATTTTTCCCAATGTCTAGACCCAAACCAAAAACCAATAATAGACGCTAGAATAGCCATTTCTTCGTTACTAAATACAATGTGCATAGCTTCTGCATAATTATGTCCAGATGAAATAGCCCAGTATAGACCTACAAAGTCGACCACCAAAAGAATAGTAACAAAAATATAGGTGATAATGGGGCGAACACTAGCACGAAGATTAATAACCCAAGTAGATGCCCCTTCTGCAGACGCTTCGTCGTTTTTATATAACGCCACTCTTTCTTGAGTGTATGTATCCATGCTAACTTGTTCGGTTTTAAGTTCTTCAATTTTTTCCTGTGAAGCAAATCCTTTCTCGGCCATTGCCAAACTTCTTTCCATCTCAATTTTAGCCATCTCTCGTTCATGATTCTGATCGCCTTTTTGTTCAAAAAACTTTAATACACTAGGAAGTCCTGATGTAGCAAAGCCTAATATTCCCGACAGTATTGATAACATATTTTAAATCCTTTTATTTTTAACCATCTATTGCTGCGTTTACTGCTGTCATGTCTTCATCTGTCCAATAGTCTTTTGCTACCATGATTTCAAGATGTTCTACATTCCTAGAGATACAATCTGCTACTTCTTCATCAGTCATATCTTCAGGTGGGTTAGTTCTCATCTCATCAAGCAAGTTTACAGAATCTAACATTGCAGAATAGTCTTGTGCTATTTCTTCTTCTGTTTGTACTTCTGTTGTTGCAGTTTCGTCAGTCATTTTAGTTTCCTTATTTTGGTTTAGGGTTATCTGATTTTATTTTTGCTATTGTATCTTTCCACTTTGTTGTACCATCTACCATATCATGATATTGCATATCTAGTTGGTCACTAATAGATGGGTAAGCATATGCTCTAGCATATTTATAAGCATTTGGGTCTACCCAAGCCACAACAGTTGTTGCATTAATTTTTACAATATTATCGTCTTTGTCATAACATATTACAGAACCATCCTCTTGGTCTCTGATTGTTACTACATTAGGATATAATGCGTATATTCCTTCGTGATTCATTATGCTACCTCCATTACTGTTATTTGAGATACACTTCTACCATCAAAAGCAGCAGCGTTATTATCTCTTGCTGACCTATTATAATATCCTGTACCAGTAGATACTTTAACTTTTACTTTATAAGTAATAGCACTTGCAGAGCTTGGGGAATCTAATAATGCACCTGCGTAAGTGAATTGTTGTTGAGCACCAGTATTTGTAACAGTTTGAGCTGCTGTTCTACTATCAGTAGATGTTGCGCTGCCTATTTCTGTAGTATCTCTAAACAAAGAGGTATATAAATGATTTGAATCACCATTTGTTCCAGCATTAGTTGTAAAACTAACATAGATTTTACTAGCTGTTGATGTTGGTGTAATAGCTATTGTTACTAAATCTACATAAGAAGTAGATGTTGTTGAAAAACTTGTTGTAAGTGTTCCTTGTTGTACTTGTACTATATTTCCTACTGAACCACCCCCATTAGAATAAAGTAAGTCACCATTACCCATTCTTACTTTAGTAACATTCGCATCTCCTAATGTTATTTCATTATTTACACTACTAGCTGATGGTTGAGCTCCTGAACCTAGCATAGTGTTATTACTACCTGATAAAGCAGCACTACCTGCACTTTCTCCAAGACCAGTATTACCGTCACCTGTAGTTGCACCTAAAGCATTTGAACCTACCGCAGTATTATTGTCTGTAGTATTAGCATCTAAAGCATTATGTCCAACTGCTACATTGTTTTCACCTGTTGTATTTGCATACAAAGCATTAGTACCTATACCTACATTTTCTGATGCTGTTGAATTTCCTCGTAATGCGTTATTACCGAGTGCTGTATTAGTTATACCAGTAGTATTAAGTAGCATAGACTCGTGTCCAATCGCTACATTATAACCGCCTGTTGTATTTGCATCTAATGCACTTTTACCTACTGCTGTATTTACAGTTCCCGTTGTGTTTGCATCTAAAGCCTGATGACCAACAGCTGTGTTTTGGTCACCTGTAGTATTAAGTCTTAAAGCAGAAGTGCCTAGAGCAGTATTACTAGAAGCAGTTGTGTTAGTTGATAAAGCAGATACACCCATTGATATATTATTAGTACCAGTAGTGTTATCTCTCATTGCTTCTCTACCTACAGCAGTATTGCTACCAGCAGTTGTATTACTACCTAAAGCATCTCTACCCACTGCTGTGTTAAGTGTTCCTGTAGTATTTGCATCTAAAGCTGCGTAACCTAAAGCTGTGTTACTAGCACCTGTAGTATTTGCATATAAAGCATCAAAACCGATTCCTACATTACTAGCACCAGTAGTATTAGTAAACATAGAACCTCTACCAACTGCTGTATTTCCTCCAGCTGTAGTATTATTAGCTAATGAATTCTCTCCAACAGCTACATTTTCTTCACCAGTAGTATTATCAGCTAAAGCAGATTTACCAACTGCTGTATTACCAGTAGCTGTAGTATTATTACCTAAAGCAGTTGTACCAACAGCAGTATTATTTTGTCCTGAAGTAGTATCTGTCATTGCGTTATAACCTAAAGCAGTATTCCTAGACCCTGTTGAAACTGTTAAAGCATTGTTACCAACGGCTACATTGTCTCCACCAGTTACATTTGTGGCTAATGCGTTTGCACCTACTGCTGTGTTAAGTGTTCCTGTAGTGTTAGCTGCTAAAGCAGATTTACCAAAAGCACTATTGCTACTAGCAGTAGTATTAGCAGCGAGAGCTAATCTACCTACGGCTACATTATTAGCACCAGTGGTATTAAGTGTCAATGAATCTTGCCCTACTGCTGTATTACTAGCACCTGTGGTATTTGCATCCATAGCTTCATGACCAACTGCTGTATTATCAGAACCAGTTGTTGTAAGTCGCATAGCATTTTTACCAAGAGCTGTATTAGTTACTGCTGTAGTTGCTGTAAGTAATGAGTTAAATCCTAGTGTTGTATTAGAGTGTCCATTAGTTACTTCTCTCCCTGAAGCTCTACCAATAAAAGTATTATCATATCCATCTACATGATCTTGTCCTGCAAAAGCACCAAACGCTGTTAGTGTTGTAGTAGTTAATTGACCTGCACTATTACCCACTAATGTATTATCGCCTGTAGTAACAATAGCCTTTCCTGCTTCTGTTCCAACAATAGTGTTAGTTCCACCAGTTGTCATAGCTATTCCTGCTTCATCTCCTATTACTACATTACGAACACCAGAAGTTATAGGTTTACCTGCTTGATAACCTATGGCTATATT